ATCTTCGATAGTGCCGAATCCCGGAAGGCCGAGTTCTGTGGGGCCCGGAGTGGAGGTGGGGGAACCCGGGACAGCGGGAGCTTCCGTAGGAACTTCGACAGACGGGGTCGAAATTGCAGCCGCAAGTCCAGCGTTGACAGCGGGTGCCACTTCGGGAGCCGTCGTCACTTCGGTTACAGGAGTCGTAGTGGCAACTTCAGGTGCGAGCGCAACGCCAAGTCCCACGGGATTCTCGGGACCGAATCCCGGAAGACCTAAGTCTGTCGGACTAGGAGCAGTGGTAGTTGCCGCAGCTTCATTGGCAGCGGCGATGTCCAAATCCGAGACGCCGCCAAAGGTGGGGGCTGCGTCGGTTGCGCGCCCGCCCGGGCCACCAAAGGTATTGTCCACCCCTCCCAGCGCTGCTTCCCCTGCCGCCAATGTCTCGATTGCTTTTTCCAGACCCTGCGTTCTCTCTGCCTGCTCCCTTGCTGGCTTGTCAATGGCGTCAAAAACTTCGGACAACCTTCCGACAGTATTCAGATCGTTGATGGCATCGAAGAAAGCGCCCGAAGCAGACCTCTCCCCGGATGCCACCTGCGCCCCATACTGCTCGGCAACGGTGGGCCCAGCTAACTTTTCGTTTACGAAATCGATTACGTCGGGATCGAGAAGCCCCTGTTCCAAAGCTCGTCCAATTATTTCGTCGGCTTGCGTTTGCGGAGACTGGCCGAAAAAACCAAACGACAAACCGCTCTTAAGGGCTTCAAGAGTAGACACGTCGCGAGACAACCCCATTGCCGCCAGATAGTCGTTGGCTGCCTGTATCCCCAGCGCCGACCCAAGCGCGCCCGCTCCCGGTATGCCAGCAAGTAGGCCCGCGACACCGAGGACATTTCCCGGCACGTTGAAGCCTGACCCCGGAGTACCCTGCGGAGTAGAAGAGAATCCCGTGCTGCCTCCACCCTCTCCTGTTGGCGTCGAGGGGGCTTCCGGGACCGTGGTGCTAGCGGGTGCTGCCGCTCGTTTGAGAGCCTGGATGGCCTTGATTGCCTCCAGGTTTCCGTAGACATCTCGGTAGCCGCCGGCAGCAGGGGCAAGCGGGTTAGCTGTACCGGGGATGTTGCCCGGAGTGCGGATCTGCACGGGAGGTCGCGGGGCAAGCTGCGAGAAAAGTCCCAAGTAGCTAAAGGGGCTGTAGTTGGCGGTATTCGCATACGCCTGGAAAGGATTGACGGAGCCGCCCTCGGCGTAGCCCCGCATTACGGATTCGATGCCCTTCATGTCTTGTCCACCTTTACCAAGCCCTTGGATTGCAAGTCGTTGAGGAGCTTCACCACCGTGTAGGCCACCGCCGTCACGTTGATGCTCCCCAGGTCGATAGTGGCACTCACGGGGATTGTACCAGAAACAGCGTAGCCTGTCACGCCGGGGCCCGTCACCACCTGGCCGTGGTAGAGGTTGAGGACGCGCACCAACTCACCCCACGCACTCTGGGCATCCGGGGGAAGGGAGGGGGGAGGAAGGGGCAGGAGGGGCTTCATCGCTCACCGTCGGGGGCCACCCGAAAACGCATGGCACCCAAGCGCCACGAGGTGTTGACACCATCCCCGTCGATGCGATAATATGCGTGGCGCCCCCGTATACGCAGGTCGATCTTCTGTGTCTGCGCCGATACGGTGAAGGGCCCCTTCGTGATCTCCTGCGACGCCGGAGTGTTGGGGTACTTGAGGGTGTGCAGCGTGATTTCGACGTTACCCGGCATCTCATCCCCATTCCTATCGGAGAAGTCGGGGATGATCCTATCCATGTACATCAACTCTTGGCCCGCATCCAAATCGAAGAGATTGCTCTCGATGTAGGAGGGGAGGGCCTCGCCGTCAGCGTCGTTGCCATACTCGTGGTAGTAGAGCTTGGTGGCGCTGGAAGCGTAGCCGGCGGCAATGGGGTAGGTGTTGATGCCCTGGTCGATCCACGCCGTGCGCACCATGGTGCCGATGCTCCACACGTCCTGCATGTAGTCGTAGATGACGTAGGAGTCCACCTCCCCTGAAGCGGTGGGGTAGAACCAGATGACCTCGTTGTAAGAAGTGTTGCTACCACACACGATCTTGTCGAGCTGGGTGCGATCCAGCGCCTCGAAGACATACCGGAGTACGTTGCACTTCAGGGGTCGGGCGGCGGCACCATCATACATCATGAAGCGCTCGTCGGCCATCCAGAAGGTGCGACCCGCAACCTCCGCCACCGCATTTTGCCCAAGGGTGCCGCAGTTGGTGCCGATGAGCTGGAACCCGAAGGTGTAGGGCGGGCCCACCTGCTGCATGCTGTAGAGGTTCTCGTCGGTCCAGATGAGGATTTGGCCCCGGGTGCGCCTTGCTGCCACGATCTTGGAGGCCCCCGAGAGGACCTTGTCGCCCGCCGTGTTGGTGGCGGAGGCAGTCCAATCGGTGATGTTCTCCTGGGAGCACCACCTAATATAGAGGGGGTTCACCACCGAGGTGACGGCATCGGGGCACCCGAAAGAAATGAGATGGCGATCTTCCGGGCTCACCAGAATTTGGGTATTTTGGGATGGGGCGGTGACCTGGTAGGCCCGAGTATCGGTGCCCATCGAGGAATCCCAATAGTAGATGCCCCCCGCGCGGGGAGATGCCACGAGATCCTCGCCCCAATTATCCATGCTCCAGTAACGCATGGGAGTGGAGAAAGCAACGGAAGCCGGAGTTCCCCAAGGTTGGGCTCCGCCCCAAAGACCTGAACCCCACCCAAAAAGAGCCGAATTGGACTGCGACCCAGGGGGCAGCAGGAAGAAACCCGTGGCCGCCCCACCGGAGGTTGCGGAAGTGGCGGCTGCCGTAACACTTACGTCGATGGTGAAGTTGTTGGCATCTAGTACCGTGATGGGGTAGCCCCCAAGGGGAGCACTCACTGGGTAGATGTTGCCGCCCACAGTGGTGGCCACCGAACTAAAGTAGAAGTAATCACCGGTGTTGTGTCCGTGGGAAGTAACCCTCACGTTGATGATAGTGATGCCCGCCGAGGTGGATATGGCGTTGGTGACAGAGACGGAAGTATCGACGGGGGTGATGTCGAAGTATTCGCCGCCTTCCCACACCATTAGGTGGGAGTTGGTGCCCACCCCCAAATATGGGGTACCGTCGAGATCCACCCAGGCAAAGAGTGAGCGCGATACCCCAGGGACTTGGACAAGGTCGTTTGAGCCGTTGATATTCTGCCAGCCGCCAATCTTCTCGGGTTGGCCGAAGCGGAACCTGATCTTGTCAGAATCGTACCAGCCGCCCTCGCCCGCGTACTTGGTGAGTTCGCGGTTGACGCCCGCCTTCATGCTGACGGCGACAAGCTGAGGGGAGCGAAGCTCGGCCACTTTCATTTCCCTCCAAAGCTTCCATCGTTCATTCCGACTTCCCGCGCAGGCGTATCACAAGGTTCTGCACCGTCCTGCTTTCATAGATGCGAATGCCGGTCCACACGATGGTGAAGATGGCGGCCACGGCGGGAAGCCAGCCCGCTACTGTTGCAACAACCGTGCCTAGGGAAAGTGCGTCAACGGCCTGCTTCGCCGATTCGTTCATGACGCTCACCACGGAAGAGCGGGCTTGGTGACGGCAGGAGTGGCCAGATCGGCAAGCTGCGCGGCGACGCTGCTCTCGTGCTTAGCGACCTCGTCGGCACCCATCTGCGCCTTGACCCAGCCCACCACGATGTCCTTGGTGAGAACGTCATACTGCGTAAACGGGCCACCTTCGTAGGGGACGCCAATGGAGCCATACACCGACGCCGTGTTGGTGCCGTCCTCGCCATTGACGGTCCAATGGACGGTGCTGACAACGTTGTCCTTGCCGTCCTTCGTGACGCACTCAAGAGCTGCGATGTTCCACACGATGTTAGCCATTGTCGGTCTCCTTCATCTGGTCCTGCGCCTGCTGCCTAAGCTTGGCGATGAGGTCCGCCACTTGCCCATACGGGAGATTGGCGAGGGCACTAAGGACAAGGTTGGTTTCGGGGATGGTCAGGTCGAACTTCATGTCACTCCTCACGGCCCGGCATCACGCCAAGCGCCTCCGCTGTAGAAATAGAGCTTGTTGTTAGTGGTATTGATGACGAGCGGCGCAAGCCCCGTGATTGCCGTGGGCGTTCCGGTCGGGGTGCCAGCGCACGTGGGGATGTAGAGGAAGCCGTCCGTGGCCGTGGTCGCCAGCGCAGCGGTGCCAATACGGACGTTTCCGCTAGCGTCGATCCGCATGCGCTCTGAGTTGTTCGTCGCGAACCAGATCGCTTTGTTCGCGGTGTTTGCTACATAGAATCCGTCGCCCGACGTACCAAGCTGGATGTTGTTCGTCGTGGTGTCATTCAGATTGAGAAGCACAGCGGTGGTGGGGTTCGTGATAGCCGCCGTGCCGCCGCTGACTTGCAACTTCACGCTCGGCGACGACGTCCCGATGCCGACATTCCCGCTGCTGTCGATCCGCATGCGCTCGCCGCCCGAGACGCCGTAGTTGTTCGTGGCAAACGCGATGTAGCTGCTCGACGAAGATCCCCCGGCGACGGTTGCGAATGAGATAGCCGCGCGGGCGTTGTCGACAGGATCGTCAGAAGTCCAAACGCCGATTTGATTGGCAGACGCAGCATTACGAGTTGGAATGGCAACAGCAATGTTTCCATTGACCGTTAGGATGGCATTGGTGCTGGGCGTCGATGTCGCGACACCAACCCTGCCGGCGCTGTCAATCCGCATGCGCTCGGTAGTGCCGTTGGTGCGTAAAATTAACGCACCCGGAGTGCTCATATATGTGTTGTCATCAGAAAAAAGCTGAAGCGTTTGTTTGGCTACTCCAGAGCTATCGTTCATGAAAATAACAGTAGCATTTGGCATTCTGATAGCGCCGTTTACGTCAAGTTTATATGCTGGCGATGTCGTGTCGATGCCGACGTTGCCTGCGCTGTCGATCCGCATGCGCTCGGAGCCTGCGGTGGAAGCAGCGAGGGTGTTAGCGGCGGGGAAGTAGATGCCGGTGTTGGTGTCGCCCGTGGTGGAGATGGAGGGCGTTCCTGCAGCGCCGGGACCCACCACAACAGCGCTGGAGACGCTAACGGTGCTGTTGAAAGTTGCTGCACCATTGACCACGAGGGTGCTACCCACCGACGTGGCACCCCTGATGTTGACGGCGGAGAGGAGGTTGGCTACACCCGACACCGTGAAGGTGCCCGACACCGACACATTGCTATTGAAGACAGCGTTGCCGTTTACCAGAAGGGTGGAGGCGAGGGATGTAGCCCCCTTGATGTCCACGGCTGAAGCGAGGGTGGTGACCCCCGACACGAAGGCATTGCCCGTAACGCTAAGGGCCGCCCGCACAGCGACCGCAGAGGTGAAGGTATTAAGACCCGTGAAGGTCTGGTCGCTGGCAAGGCGCGCATACCCGGTAAGGGAGGTGGGCGTGGTGTTGACAATCGAGGTCCCGTCCGCCACCGCAAACACCCACTGGTTGGTGGGAAGGGTAAAGCCGGTACCCGAGGAGGTGCGGAAGGTGAGGTTGCTGCCCGTGGCGCTATTCTTGACCCAGTAGCCCTTCTCAACGTTGGGCACCACGATGGAGATGGCGGAGGCCACCGTACCCGCGAACTCGATGAAGGCGTTGCGCCCATCTGAGGCGGAGGCGTCCGCGATGTCGAGGGTGTAGGTGGCGGATGCCGAGACCAGGGTGATCTTGACGTACCCGGCAACCGCCTGCTCGATGAGGTTAAGGTTGGTGTTGGTCTTGGCACCCCAAGTGTTGGCGTTCTCGCCGGTGGT